TGATAAAGGTGTGCATGAACCGGAAATTCATACAGGTTCGGATGGTACAAAAATACATATACATCATTATGTTATTCATAGCCAGACACACCCGGATAATTATAGACCAGCTAATAAAGTATACTAAGGAGAAATAAAAATGGGATGGAGTTCAGGATCGTCACTTTTTAGTGATGTTGCAGAAATTATTGCAGAAAATGTAGTAGATGATAATGTTCGTAAGCTAATTTATATGGGGCTTATTGAATCATTTCAAAATCATGATTGCGATACATTAGATGAATGCATGGATATTGATCCAGTGCTTGATACTTTGCTTGAATCACTGGTTGAAGAAGACGAAGATGAAGAAGATGAATGGCCTGATGGTGGTCGGGAAATGTTTTAAGTAAAAATAAAGACCTAAATATGAGGGAATATGGAGTTCCCTCATGTGGCTATATAATGAAAAAGAAATTGATGAATCTTTGCTAGAAGGACATATTGGATTTGTTTACAGAATAACAAATCTAAAAACCAATAGAATCTATATTGGTAAAAAACTTTTAAAGTTTAGTAAAACAAAAAAAGTAAAAGGCAAGAAGAAAAGGTTCCTAGTTGACTCGGATTGGAAACAATACTGGGGATCAAATAAAGTTCTAATTCAAGATGTACTTGACTTAGGTGAAGAGAATTTTACTAGAGAAATTCTTAGATTATGCAAAATGAGAGGTGAAATGTCTTATTTTGAAGCAAAGTTACAATTTGACTTATGTGTTTTGGAATCTGAACAGTATTACAATGAGTGGATAATGATTAAAGTTCATAAAGCACATTTAAAAAAGATTGACTTTGTCACAAAAGTATGATATAATACACTCATAGGAGAATACTATGACATTTGATATTGAAGAAGTTCGGCAATATATTACTAATTCATCAATGCAATCCAAAATTTATATTGGCGGTGATTCTGAACGAATTAAGTTACCTAATGGTAAGTGGGTTGCTGATTATGCAACAGTGGTTGTTATCCATATTGATGGAAAGCATGGTGCTAAAATCTTTGGTGAAGTAACTCGTGAGCCTGATTTTGACCATAAAATTGCTCGACCATCTCTACGTCTGATGAATGAAGTTTATAAGGTAGCAGATTTATATTATAAACTTGCAGATTCGATTGGTTCGCGTATGGCTGAAATCCATTTAGATCTAAATCCCGATGAACGGCACGGATCATCTTGTGTTGTTACTCAAGCAGTTGGATATATACTTGGTACTTGTAATATTAAAGCACAAGTAAAGCCAAACGCGTTTGCGGCTTCAATTGCAGCTGATAGATTTAAAGCCCTAGCAGCGGCCTAAATACATAATCAAAAATAGGAGACAAACTCGTGTTAAAGACCATAATGATTGGTCTTTTGAGTTTGGGCATTTTTATTATAGTCAATACTGACTCAACGTATAGTAATACAACAATTGATGATTCTCATATAGAGGAAGAGAACAGCAGTCAACAAGCTGCATCCGAATCATTGTCAACTGACGACAATGAAGTTATTGCCCAAATTCAAGAGAACCTGGAAGCTTTTACCGTAAGTGTAAGGCCGCCACGACGACCAAGATATATAACAGCATCATGGTATCGTCACGGAAAAATAACTGCAAATGGTGAAAGGTTTGATCCGAATGGATTGACAGTAGCTCATAAAAGATTGCCGTTTAATACCATGATTCGATTCACTAATCCAGAAAATGGTTTATCAATCATTGCAAGAGTTAATGATCGTGGACCATATATAAGAGGTAGGGATTTTGATCTTAGTGTTAGATCGGCACAACTTCTAGGATTCTACGAAAAAGGAGTTGCAAGACTTGATATGGAAATTATTAGATAAATTGAGGAGGAATATTATTAATATGCCAAGACCACATGGAAGTAAGAATAGGCCTAAGACTACAGCAGAAGAACCAATTGAATTTGATTATGAAACATTCGGAAATGATGATACATATAATCAAATTATGAATACTTCACAATCTTTTACTACACCTGTAAATCCAAGTGTCAGGGAAATGCCAGTTTCGGCTCCCGAAACATTTTATAACAACCCGGAGCTTATTATGTCAGACAAAGCACAACTACTGTATCTAATTGAAGGTCGGGTCCGTATGGATCAAATGGGTTCATCGGAACCTGTTTTCTCTGATCAAAAGAGACTTGTATGGGCTTATTCTTTTGAGGAAGCCATTGGTAAGTTCTCTAATTATTTTGCAGGTATTTCAACTACTTCTCAGCGCTATACTGTTGTTGGTGCTGGAGGTTCGGAATCAATCAGTTGATTGAGGTATATTCAAAGACTGATTGTATCTATTGCAATATGGCCAAGGATCTTTTGGCCTTCTGTAATATTACATACACAGAACAAACACTTGGAGTGGATTTTACCTTGAATATACTCAAGAATAAATTTCCGGATGCTAAAACTTTTCCAATAATAGTTGTTGACGGATTCTATATTGGGGGTTATAATCAACTTAAAGAGCATATACAATCCAATAATGATTATCGTAAATTTCTTTCTGAATAAGGAATATATATAATGAGTGGTTTATATCAACGAGACACTGTTCTCAAGGATCTTCGTGAACAGGTCATGGAAGTACATTTTGTAAAGACCAATGGTGAGCAACGTATTATGCGTTGCACTCTTCAGAAGCATATGCTTCCCGAAATGTATCAAAATAGTTATGATGAACAAAAAGAGGAACGTGAGTTCCATCAAAAGAATCCTGATGTAATTGCTGCATGGGATGTCCAGGAAAATGGTTGGCGGTCATTCAGAATTGATAGTGTATTTTACACACAAACTGTAAACACTGCTGTCTAAAGGAATATTATAATGAGTGAAGAAAAGTTCTGGGGTTATCATGCCATTCTTGATGCCGCCGGTTGTGATCTTGATAAGATGACAAGTTATGAAAATGTTTATAACTTTGCAAAGCAACTCGTCAAGGATATTGATATGATTGCTTATGGTGAACCACAGATTGTTAATTTTGGTTCCGGTAACAAAGCAGGATATACTCTGATTCAATTGATTGAAACAAGTAATATCTGTGCACATTTTGCAAATGAAAATCAAGAAATATATCTTGATGTATTCAGTTGTAAGCCATATGATGAACGGATTGTTGAAGATTTGCTCATTCAATATTTTGGTGCTAAGTCTCTTCGTCGGGCATTTATTAAGCGTCAAGCAGTTCTTGATGTAACCAATACATGATTGTTGGTTTTACTTGTGGAGCATTTGATTTGCTCCACCCAGGCCATTTATATCTATTGAAGATTGCCTCTGAACAATGTGATAAACTTATTGTTGGATTGCACACTGATCCTTCAATTGAGCGCCCGGAAAAAAATAGACCGGCTCAGACTACACTGGAAAGATATCTACAATTAGCTTCGTTGTCATATGTTAACCAAATTGTGCCATATGACACTGAAAATGATCTAATTAATCTCTTATCCATTTCAAATATTCATAAAAGATTCATTGGTTCTGATTACGAAGGTGTTGATATTACCGGCCAATACACCTGTGAACAAAGAAATATTAAAATAGTTTTTATTCCAAGACTTCATTCTTGGAGTTCCTTAGGATTGCGGCGTAGAATATGTGAGGATTTATAATGGTTAAAATTATTACTGATTTTCCTATTGCTTATGAGAGTCATGATCATATTGTTCCATGTGGAACAAAGCAAGATAATACCAAGAATGGTGCATATGTAAGAGAACTTATTCGTAGGTTCGGACCTGATATGCGGTACATGGATCTTGGTTGTGCCGGTGGTGGTTTTGTTTCTCAATTCTTGAAGAATGGTGTGCTTGCTGTCGGTATTGAAGGCAGTGATTATGGTATGAAGAATGACCACGGAGAGTGGCCAAAGATTCCAAATAACTTATTTACTGCTGATATTACCAAGCCATTCCAGGTAGTTGATGATGAAGGCACTCGGATTGAATTTGATGTTATTTCAGCATTCGATGTGCTTGAACATATCCATGAAGTAGATCTACCACAAGTGCTTACAAACATTAATAATCACCTAAAGCAAGGTGGTATTTTCACTGCTGGTATTGCCACATTCCCAGATGAAGGTTATCATGTTACCCTTCAGCAAGAGTCTTGGTGGGATGCTTTACATCATGATCATGGTTTGATCCGAGTCGAACCACTTGAGAACTTTGGTCGATTGACATCTATTAATGCGGTGTATTTAAAGCGGTGAAACCTGTAGCTATTGTAACTGGATCATATGGATATATTGGTTCGGTTTTAACCAAGGTACTAAATGAATCGGGTTATTTTGTGGTCGGTATTGACTATAACCCACAAGCAGAACAATGTTGGACTCGTAATAAAACCAGAACAAAGTACTGTGATGATTTTCTATGTGATGACTTTGTTTCAGAAAAAGCGCTACATATTTTAAAAGAATATCCAAATGCTACTGTATTCCATCTTGCAGCAGATAGTCTATTAGGTCCTAGTGCTTACGATCCTTTGAGCTATTATGAAAATAATACTGCAAAGACATTAAAGTTAATACAAAATCTTAAGTCTACACATAAACTTGTCTTTGCCAGTACTGCAGCTGTATATGCTGAGACAGATAAAGTTGTCACTGAAAGTAGTGAAATTGATCCCCCAAATAACTACGGTAGGTCAAAACTTTGGTGTGAACAGATTATTGATTCATGCTATGAGATATTAAAGTTAAAAGCAGTATCATTTAGATTCTTTAATGTAATCAGTGCATATGATGATATGGGCCAACTCCCCAATACACCGCATATTATTAATAAACTTTGTGATAAAGCAATTCACAAAGATAGTCCATTTGTAATCACTGGTGATGATTATGAGACAAAAGATGGTACATGTGTTCGTGATTATCTACATGTAGTTGATGTATGCAGAGCGCTTATTCATGCAGATAAGTTTCTTGATGACAAGGATCCTTGTTCACTAAAGTTTAATTTAGGAACAAAAAGAGGAACATCCGTCAAGGAAATAGTTGATCTATTTAATGGTGTTTGCACATATGTTGAGCATAGAGTTGGTGAAAAACGAAAAGGTGATCCGGCTTTTTTAGTCGCAAATCCCGATAAGTTTATAAAAAAGACCGGATTCAAATATCAATATAAAAGTAGTGATTTGGATTTAATGATAAAACAACATTGGAGCTATAGAAATAATGTCAGGCTTTGAAGAAAATGAAATCTCAGTAAAGTCAAATGGCGGTACTGAACAAACAAAGCGAATGGTTGCATCTCATTTGCCAGAAGGATTGGCAGATGATTTTCAAATTATTTGTTCACGTGTAAGAAAGATCGAAGAAGATAAGATTAGAGTTTACTGGTTACACGATCTGCCGAACGATCCCGAGACTAATCATCTAAAAGATTTATCAAGTCGTGACAGATTCCATAAAATGGTTTTCTGTGGTCATTGGCAATATAATCAGTATTTAAATCTGTTGGATATTTCTCCTAATAATAAGTGTGCAGTTATTGATACACCTATTGTACCAATAGAATATAAGGTTAAGTCGACTGATCAAGTTCGGTTGATTTATACTAGCACTCCTCAGAGAGGTCTTGCTCTTCTTATACCGGTATTTGTTGAACTTGCAAAGACCAGAAAAAATATTCATCTTGATGTGTTCTCCAGTTTCTCAATTTATGGCTGGGATCAGGCAGATGAACAATTTAAGGATTTATTTGAAATCTGTAAGACTCATCCACAAATTACTTATCATGGATATGCTTCAAATGAAGAGGTAAGAGCAGCACAACAACAAGCACATATCTTTGCCTATCCTTCTATTTGGCAAGAATGTAATAGTCGTGCATTGATTGAAGCAATGAGTGCTGGTGCTCTTTGCTTGCATCCAAATCTTGCTGGTCTTTCGGATACATCTGGCAACTTAACATCAATGTATCAATATGAAGAAGATCACAATGTACATGTGAATAAGTTTTACCATCTGTTAAATCATGCAATTGATTTGGTTCACAAGGAAGATGTACAAAACTATCTTCGGTTTATTAAGCAGTATGCTGACACCAGATTTAATATTGTTAAGATTGCTGGTGAATGGGAAACTCTTCTTCTTTCATTAAAAGAACAATACCCAACTGTTCAATCACGTTACCTACCAAAGAAAATGTTTAGATACAATACATGATTATTACGTCAACTCCACTTAGAATAAGTTTTTTTGGTGGTGGGTCTGATATCCCACAATATTATAACAAAAGACCTGGTATGGTTATTTCAACCTCTATTGACAGACAAATACAAATTGCTGTCAATAGGTGTGAGACTCCACATATTAGAGCTGTTTATTCTGAAATGGAAGTGGTTAATAATGTTGAGAATATTAAGCACACTCGTATTAAGGAAGTTCTAAAGTACTTTGCAATAAGTAATAATATTGAAATTTGTAGTTTCTCTGATGTCTCCACAAAAGGTACTGGATTAGGATCATCATCAACATTTACGGTTGGTCTACTGAATGCACTTTATAATCAAAAGAATTATTTCTACAATAGAAAAGATCTAGCCGAAACTGCTTGTGAAATTGAAATTGATAAATTAAAAGAACCTATTGGTAAACAAGATCAATACGCTGCAGCATATGGTGGATTCAATGTAATACGATTTGATGCATCAAATGTGGATATTACACCAATAAATGTTGGCGCAAATGTATTAAGAAAACTAAATCAGAATTTGATGTTTTATTTTACTGGTATAAGTAGAAATACTTCCGATATTCTTTCGGATCAAGTTAGTGGTATTGTTGATAATGGAACAACCGTATTTGATAATACTACTAGACTCGTTGATCTAGCAGAAGATGCTTTAAAGTTCTTACAGCAGAATAAACTAAATGATTTTGGTTCACTACTGGGTGATGGCTGGAATATTAAAAAGAAACTCTCAACCAAAATATCCAATTCTGATATTGATGAGATGTATGATACAGCAATAAATGCAGGCGCTCTTGGTGGTAAGTTATTGGGTGCTGGCGGTGGTGGATATCTTATGTTTTATGTACCAGAATCATGCCAAAATAAAGTTTCACTTGCAATGTCAAAATACAAAAAAGTAAATTTTAATTTCACGGACAAAGGATCTACAGCGACATGTCTATGATTACTCATTCTTATCTAAATTATGCAAAAGATTTATATGTTGCTATGAATAGTGTAGCAGAAAAAGATATTAAAGATGCATATAATATGTTCACGATAAGTTTAGGCAGCCCAGTATATATTTTTGGTAATGGTGGTTCAGCAGCTATTGCTGATCACTTCTGCTGTGACTATAATAAAGGTATCTATTATGATACTGGATTAAAAACAAAAGCAATTAGCCTTGCCTCAAATGGTCCTTTGATTAGTGCAATATCAAATGACTTTAGTTACTCACATGTGTTTGCAAGACAATTGGAATTTTTTGGTGATGGATCATTTGCTACAGCTATTGCGGTATCATCCAGTGGTAATTCACTAAATATTATTGAAGGGCTTAGAGAAGCCAAAAAGAAAAATATGTCTACTATGGCTCTTGTTGGTTTTAATGGTGGCCAAGTCGTACGTGATAAGTTGGCTGATTGTATTATACATGTAAAAAGTAATAATTATGGTATTGTAGAAGATAGTCATATGGCCATTCTTCATAGCCTCATTCAAATGATTCGAACTGACTATGCTTTAGACCAAGATACCCTAAAATTATAAATAAAAAAAATTGTTGACATTGTGAACTACAAGGTATATAATACATTATGAACGCAAATAACATTGTTCTATTTCCGCAAAGAGATAACCCTCGAAATATCATGCCTCAAACTATTGAGGAAGTAATCGAGAATATGGATGATGTTAGGCAAGTTCATATACAAGAATCACTTGAAAATATGATGCCAATGTTGTTTGATAGACTATCTTTGGCAGGATTTAATCTTGATGATGAAGATCCCAATATTACAAAACATGGTGCATTAGTAGTTGAATCGGTAAGATCATTTCTGTGCAGAGTATATGGAATGGAACACCCGCTTCAGATCATTGCTAATAATCTATTTGAGACTGATGATGATGGCAATCTAAGTATAGCCGAAAACATAAGAATAACTATAACCAATACCAGTGAAACCGAAACAAAGGATTAATTAAGTGATTATTCTTGACCTGAGTCAAGTTATGCTAAGTAATATTATGGTTCAACTTGGTAATCATACCAATGCACAAGTTGAAGAGAATATGGTTAGACATATGTGTCTAAACTCAATTCGTATGTACAAGACCAAATTTGGTCCTGAATATGGTGAATTTGTTATTGCTTGTGATAATAAAAACTATTGGCGCAAGTCACTATTTCCATATTATAAAGCAAACCGCAAGAAGTCTCAAGCAGCATCCGAACTTGATTGGAAGGCTATTTTTGAATGCCTGAATAAGATTCGTGGTGAACTTAAAGAACATTTTCCGTACCGAATTATTGATGTCGAAAGCGCTGAGGCTGATGACATTATTGGTACTCTTTGTATTGAGTTTGGCAATACCAGTGAAAAGATCCTGATTCTGTCTGGTGATAAAGACTTCCAACAACTCCAGCGTTATATCAATATTCGGCAGTATAATCCAGTGCTGAAGAAGTTCATTACATGTAATAATCCAGATAAGTTTCTTGCAGAACATATTTTAAAGGGTGATGCTGGCGATGGAATTCCTAACATTCTTTCTGACGATAATTGCTTTGTATTGGGCAGCCGCCAGAAGCCGATGACACAAAAGAAAATGGATGATCTAATTAATCTTGGTCTTGATGACAAATTGGATCATCCAAACTTCCGTAATTACAAGCGGAATAAGCAACTTATTGACCTGACTCAAGTGCCCGAATGTATTAAACTTCAGATTCTTGAGAGTTATGATGCACAAGCAAACAAGAAAAGTTCTAATTTGCTTAACTACTTTATTGCAAATCGTCTTAAAAACTTGACAGAATCTATTGGAGACTTCACTTAATGAAACTTGGTATTGCAGAAATTTTAAAGAAAGCATCAACTATTACTGATGATGCTGCAAGGATTGGTTATCTTCGTCAGAATCAGAGTACAACGCTACATATGATTCTTCGTGGCGCATTTGATCCAACAATTAAATGGGCGTTGCCTGAAGGTAATCCTCCATATAAGCCAAATGATTTGGTTGACCAACATCATCGACTATTTACCGAAGCACGCAAGTTGTATTTGTTTGTTGAAGGTGGCAGTCCAAATCTTAAGCAACTCCGTAGAGAAACACTATTCGTCGAGTTGCTTGAGACAGTTGATCCGGAGGATGCCAAACTTCTTCTTGCTATTAAAGATAAAACACTACCTTATCCAGGTGTAACACTCGACATTGTAAACGAAGCATTTCCAGGTCTAATTCCTACATGAGCAAGTCTAAGCCTAAGAACTACAATACTCGTCGTGATGAGTATGAAGATTATGATGACTACCGAGCAGTCAAGAAGGATCGCTCAGAGAAGAAGTTGAAGAACTTGTTTCGATCAAAAAATGTGCATAAAATTGTGGATGCTTATGAAGACGAGGAATATGAGTAATGGATAATAACAAACCTCTTTTTGAAAATGCCGAACAACTTATTGAAACAGGCATTGCAATGCTTTATAAAGGACTTTTGTTATATCGTGAGGCAGGCGAATATCGAAAAGAATATGAAGCAATGAGTACATTGAGTGTTATGTTACAGGAAGACCGTAAGTATCTACTGAATACGCACAAGGAAAAAGTCAATGCCGGTTTATAACTTCAAAAATATAAATACCGGTGAGGAATGGACTACTATTATGTCCAATACTGAAAGGGAGGAGTTCCTCGAGCAAAACAAACACATTCAACAACAGTTGAATAGTGCTCCTGCTTTGGGTTATTCAATCATCACCAAGAAACCTGATGCCGGCTTTAGAGATCGTTTAAAAGAAATAAAAAAAGCACACTCTAAAGGCCTTACAAGGAGTACTGTCAACACTTTCTAGCAAGAGAGATGCATGCCAGCAAAAATAACTCGTAAGCAACGTCGTGCGGCCAGACAAAATAATGAAGATATAGTCGAGGTTGAACAAAAAGAAAAGTTCAACCTTAAACTTAAACAAATAAATCCTCTCACAGACAATCAACGAAATGCTTTTGCTGCTTATGAAGATGGTCAACATCTTTTATTAGCAGGTACTGCCGGAACAGGTAAATCATTTTTGGGCATATATCTTGCTCTGAATGATATTATTCATAATGAGACTGAACAAAAATTGGTGATAGTTCGCTCAGTAGTTCCAACAAGAGATGTTGGATTTCTTCCAGGTTCCGCTAAAGATAAAGCAGCTGTGTATGAAGCACCATATGTGGCTATATTTTCTGAATTATTTAGTCGTGGCGATGCTTATGAGTATTGTGCTAAAAAAGCTATGGTAACATTTATGACCACATCTTTTATTCGTGGCATTACAATCAATAATGCTATTATAGTAATAGATGAGATGCAAAATATGATGCCAGGTGAATTACATTCAATTTTTACTCGAGTAGGTAAGAATTGTCGTGTTGTATTTGCTGGTGATTTAAAGCAGAATGATCTTACAACAAAGAAATATGAGCAATCAGGCTTTAAAGATTTCTTTGCTATCTTAAATAATATGAAATCATTTACAACTATTGAATTTACTAGTGCAGACATTGTCAGATCTGGACTTGTAAAAGAGTATATTTTAACTCGTGAACGACTTGAAGATAAAGGTATTGTTGATCCTCTATAAAGATGGTTGACAATACCAACGATCCGTTATATAATAGTCTTGACATCATATGGAAACAATATATTATGAATGTAATTGCCCTTACAAGGAAATAATCCAATGAGATATAGATCAGTTTTTATTTCCGATTTACATCTCGGAACCAGTTCTTGTAAGCATGAACAACTATTATCTTTTCTAAGACAACTTAGAAAAAACCCACCCGATAGTCTCTATTTGGTGGGTGATATTTTAGACTTATGGAAATTAGGTACTGGTGGTACTTGGTCTGATGCTGATAATAATGTATTAAGATCTATATTAGATCTATCTCGTCGGGGAATAAGAGTATATTATATCACTGGTAATCATGATGATGTATTAAGAAAATTACCGCAATATTTTATGTTCAATGAAATACCTCTATGTGATTTAACAACTTTTATTAGTAAAGACGGAAGACGATTTCTTATTATACATGGTGACCAGTATGATAAGTTTATTAATAATCATAGGTTACTAGGTATTATTGGTTCGTTCTTTTATGATGCAACCACATATCTGAACAAAACATTGTTTTATATCCAAGATAAACTTGGTCGACCACATTGGTCCTTATCAAAATATTTAAAACAAAAAGCAAAAGCATTTACTCATGTAATAGATGTATTCGAACATTCGATGTGTGATTCAATAAAAGCCGAAGGCTATAATGGAGTTATATGTGGACATATTCATATGCCAAAGATACTTGAACAAGATCAATTCCAATATATGAATTGTGGTGATTGGACTGAGAATTGTACTGCTATTGTTGAGCATGATGATGGTACTTTTCACATTTTATATTATAAGGAACAACCGTGAAATATTATTGTTTTAACACTTGGAAGACAGACCCAGCTGTTGATTCATATGTTGAGGTTATGTCTGAGCAAGAAATACTTGATGAATATTATGATCATTGGTATGATGCAATGGTATCCAAGTTTGGTAAAGAAGTGGTGGATGCCGGTTATTGTGTAGATGATTGTATTGACGAGTGGTGTATTATAAACTATGCGTGGGAATCTAAATGAATTGGCATGAATACTTCTTGGGCATGGCTGAGTATGTCTCAACCAAATCAAAAGATAAAACCAAAATGGGTTGTGTTATTGTAGGACCAAATCATGAAATCCGCACAACAGGTTATAATGGCTTTTGTCGTGGAATAGATGATAGCGTTGAATCAAGACATGATAGACCAGAGAAGTATTATTGGGCTGAACATGCTGAACGTAATGCCATCTATAATGCGGCCAGGAATGGGATACCACTTGAAGGAACTACCGCGTATATTAGTTCTAATGTACCGCCATGTGCTGATTGTACAAGAGCACTTATTCAGTCTGGAATAGTTCAAATAATAACTCGACCAATGAAGAATGATAATCCAAAGTGGCAAGAGTCATTCCAACGTAGTCGTGAAATGATGGCTGAGGCAAGAATAGATTTCGGAATATATTATGGAGATAACAACAATGAATAAAGATAAAATTGAAAAGCTTGTATTGCAAACACACCAAAATCTTTGTAACGCAAGTAAAGAAGCAGAGTTTAACTACAATTTTGCAGATGAGTTCGCCAGGTTGATTATTATAGAGTGCGCTAAAGTAGCTGATGACAATTATGATAAAGGCTTTTGTCCAGTAGGTGGATTCGTTCTTGAACATTTTAATATTAAACCATAAAAATGTTCGAGCACAATCTATTAACATTTCCAAAACTCACAAGAGTAGATGGACCTAACGGCAGGTTCTATAAAACACCTGATGGCGATTTTAAGTCAGTAACAACAATTCTATCCGAACGTCTTGATCATTCTGCTATAGATGCATGGAAGCAAAGAGTAGGACCTGAAGAAGCCAATAGAGTATCACAACAAGCATCAAGACGTGGTACTGCTATTCATAATCTTGCTGAGCAATATTTACTGAACAATAAAGACTATGCTAAAGGTGCGATGCCTATTAATGTGCAAACATTCAGCTTTATTAGATCTATTTTAGATAATAACATTGGCACTATCTATGGAATAGAAGCATTACTTTATTCTAGACTATTAAAAGCAGCAGGCACCGCTGACCTATTAGCTGAATATAATGGGATAAATTCTATCATAGATTTTAAAACTTCAAAACGTATCAAGACTGAAGATCAGATCGAGTCATATTTTATTCAAACTGCCGCTTATAGTTTGATGGCAGCAGAGCACTCTAACTATAACTTCCCACAGATAGTTATTTTAATGATGGTGGATAACGAAGATCCACTTATATTCATCAAGAGGGCTCGTGATTATTTCCCACGTGTCAAAGAAGTTTTTATCAGCTAACCTAACGAAAAGTTAACAAATCTATCGTTGACTTGACCATGGTTTTTTGGTATAATTCACTCATAAACAAAGGGATACAAACATGACCGTTTCCGAACTGATGGATATCCTTCGCGACCGTGATCCGGATGCCAAGGTATATACCATGAATTTAATTTCCGGGATATACGTTACTCCTGTCATCGATACCGGTGACACTGATACCGATGCCGTGCTCATCGATTGCGGTGACTACGACTAGGTTACCAAAAGTTAACAAATCTATCGTTGACATCACCTCACAAACCTGGTATAATCACTTTATAAACCGGCCAATGGCCATACAGGAGATTATCACATGCCCCGTGGTGTATATGCCCGCAAGACCAAGACTAACTCAGTCAAGGCGCAAATGGATCGGTTGCTCAATGTGCAGTCGACCCCTCTTGTTATTGAGACTGACGAAGAGATCGAGACTCGTCTCCGCGAACGATTTGAGGTTCTTGCCGAGATGACTGACATGGCAATCTCGGGCGATGCTCGTGCCATGATCGTGTCTGGTCCCGCCGGTCTCGGCAAGTCTTTCACTGTCGAGACTGCCCTTAACTCTTGGGATCCCGATGGTATTAATCACCGTATTGTGAAAGGATATGTCCGTGCACCAGGCCTATTTAAATTGTTGTATGCTCACCAGAATGCTGGTCAGGTTCTGGTATTCGACGACGCTGATGAAGTGTTCCTTGACGATACGGCTATTAATCTGCTGAAGGCGGCGTGTGACACTTCCGATCGTCGTGTCATCTCGTATATTACCGAGTCGACGCTCATTGACGAAGAAACCGCCGAGCGGTTGCCTAAGTCTTTTGAATTCAAGGGTACGATCATCTTCATCACTAACTATGACTTTGATCGTATGATCGATGGTGGTGCCAAGATTGCACCTCATCTCGAGGCTCTTGTGTCTCGTGCGCACTATATTGACTTGGCCATGCGTAACCGCCGTGATTACATGATTCGCATTCGTCAGGTCATTAAGGATGGCCTGTTGACTAATCGTGGTTTGACCGAGCTCGAACAGGTCGAAGTCGTGCAATTCCTCGAGGCAAATCAGGATAAGTTGCGCGAGCTTTCTCTTCGTATGGCTCTTAAGATTGC